GATGCCCGCCAGGCGTTACATGAACTGATGATCGGACGTGCCGCGGTTTCCGTCAGCAAGGACGGGCGCCAGGATCAGTATTCGCGGGCGACAAATGGTGAACTGCGTCAGTATATTGAAGAGCTGGAAAGTGCGCTGGGTGTATCCGGACGGCGTCGTGGCCCGGCAGGAGTGGGGCTGTGAACGGGGAACTGGTGGATATTCATGGGCAGCCTTTACGGCAAAGCATGGGATATTCTGGTGGTGGTTCCGGGTTCGGTGGGCAAATGGCAGAATGGCTGCCTGCACCGGAAAGTGCCGACGTGGCGCTCTTACCTTCCATTCATCTGGGTAACGCCCGCGCGGATGAGCTGGTCCGTAACAACGGTATTGCATCGAATGCAGTGGAAATTCATAAGGATCATATTGTCGGGCACATGTTTCGTCTGAGTTACCGTCCCAACTGGCGCTGGCTGGGGATGTCGGAAGCAGATTCACATGCTTTTATTGAAGATGTTGAGGCGGCGTGGATGGAATACTGCGATCCGGTGTTTGGTACGATGGATGTGGAAGGGCGTCGTTCGTTTACCGAATTCATTCGTGAAGGGGTGGGGGTCCATACGTTTAACGGTGAAATTTTTGTCCAGCCCGTATGGGATGCGGAATCCACGTCATTATTCCGGACGAAATTCAAAACCATCAGCCCGAAGCGTGTCAGTACACCCGGTTATGGTACCGGCGATCGTTTTATGCGTGCCGGGGTGGAAATAAACCGACACGGAAAAGCGCTGGCCTACCATGTTCAGGATGATGACTGGCCCGGCTACGGTGTCAGTAAATGGACACGAATTACGGCAACACTGCCTTCCGGACGACCGGGAATGATCCATGTGTTTCAGCCACAGGAAGACGGGCAGACCCGCGGGGCCAACCAGTTTTATTCTGTAATGGAGCGTCTCAAGATGCTCGACACACTGCAGGCCACGCAACTGCAGTCGGCGGTGGTTCGCGCCATGTATGCCGCCACGATTGAATCCACACTGGATTCGGAAAAAGCGTTTGAATATATCGCCGGGGTGGGAGATGGAGGTAAAAATCCCCTGAACACCATCATGAAAGGCTACGCGCGTTATTACGCCACCAATACGGTAAAACTGGGCGGGGTCCGTATTCCGCATCTTTACCCGGGAGATTCACTGAATCTGCAGACAGCCCAGAATGCGGATAATGGTTTTTCTGAACTGGAAAAGGCGCTGTTACGTTACATTGCTGCCGGACTGGGTGTGTCGTATGAGCAGCTTTCCCGGGATTATTCACAGGTCAGTTATTCCAGTGCCAGGGCATCCGCCAATGAGTCGTGGCGGTATTTTATGGGAAAACGAAAATTTGTGGCCAGTCGCCTGGCGTCACAGATGTTTGCCTGCTGGCTGGAGGAAGCCCTTATTCGTGGTGTGATCCGTCCGCCGAAATCCCGTTTCTCATTCTGGGAGGCCCGTTCCGGGTGGTGCCGTGCCGAGTGGATTGGTGCCGGTCGTATGGCGATTGATGGCCTTAAGGAAGTGCAGGAAGCGGTGATGCGCATTGAAGGCGGCCTGAGTACATACGAGAAAGAGCTGGCCCTGATGGGGGATGACTATCAGGAGATTTTCCGCCAGCAGCTACGGGAAACTCAGGAGCGACAGGCTGCCGGTCTTCCGCGTCCGGTCTGGATAAAGGACGCGTTTCAACAGCAGATCCGACAGACAACGGGAGAAAAAGGCGATGCGCTGTAATTTATCACATATTGCCGCGATGGCATTTAATGAGCCGCTTTTACTGGAACCCGCCTATGCGCGGGTTTTCTTTTGCGCACTGGGTAAGGAGATGGGGGCGGGCAGCCTTGCCGTTCCGCAGCAGGCCGTTCAGCTTGATGCCGATGGTATGCAGCTGGCGGTTACCGATTATATGACTGGTGGTCCGCGTCCGGTAAAGAGTTACCAGGTGAAAAATGGTATTGCCATTCTGCCGGTGAGCGGCACGCTGGTACATAAAATGGGTACCCTGCGGCCATATTCCGGTATGACCGGTTATGACGGTCTGACTGCCCGTCTTAAGTCAGCGGTGAACGACCCGGATGTACGCGGCATTTTACTGGATATCGACAGTCCGGGTGGTCAGGCTGCTGGGGCGTTTGACTGTGCTGACATGATTTACCGTCTGCGGGAACAGAAGCCCGTGTGGGCGCTGTGTAATGACATGGCCTGTTCAGCCGCCATGTTGCTGGCGGCGGCCTGTACGCGTCGGCTGGTCACGCAGACGGCAAAAATTGGTTCGATTGGTGTGATGATGGCGCACACCAGTTACGAGAAACAACTGGCACAGGAAGGCGTGGATATCACGCTGATTTACTCCGGGCAGCACAAGGTTGACGGCAACAGTATTCAGGCGTTGCCGACAGGTGTGCGTGCGGATTTTCAGCGCCGTATTGATGAGGCCCGCCGGATGTTTGTCGACAAGATGGCGCTTTATACGGGGCTGAGTTCAGAGGCGGTGATGAATACCGAGGCTGCCGTTTATGACGGTCAGGCAGGCATTGATACAGGCCTGGCTGATCAACTGATTAATGCTGCAGATGCCGTTGATGTAATGGTTTCTGCTCTGAACGACTCTGTTACACAGGAGAATACGATGACAACAAAAAATCTCACCGTTGCTGAAGCGGTGTCACAGGAAAATCAGCGCGTGATGGGGATCCTGAATTGTCAGGAGGCGAAAGGACGCGAAAAACTGGCGCAGATGCTGGCAGGTCAGCAGGGAATGTCAGTTGAGCAGGCAAAAACATTACTGGCGGCAGCACCGGTTGCCGGTACTGACAGCACAGGCGATCAGATTATGGCACTTCTGGAAGCAAAAGGGCGTGAACAACTGGCACGGACGCTGGCTGAACAGCCGGGAATGACGGTGGAGCAGGCGAAAACGTTACTGGCAGCGGCACCGGTTTCCGGTGCGGCAAGTACCGGCGAGCAGATTATGGCACTTCCGGAAGCAAAAGGGCGTGAACAACTCGCACAGGCGCTGGCTGAACAGCCGGGAATGACGGTGGAACAGGCGAAAATGCTACTGGCAGCGGCACCGGCAACCGGTACGGCAAGTACCGGCGATCAAATTATTGCGTTGCCGGAAGCAAAAGGACGCGAAAAACTGGCACAGGCGCTGGCTGAACAACCTGGAATGACAGTGGAGCAGGCGAAAACGCTGCTGGCAGCTGCGCCATCAGTATCGCAACCGTCACAGGTAACACTTTTTGAGCGCTTCATGGCACAGCATGCCGCCAGTGCCGTTTCCGGTGGCGGAACTGCCGGGAACGGGGAAGAAGAACTGCTGATGAGTATGCCGTAAGCGGGGATCCGTGATTCAGATAAATCAGGAGACTGAGAAAATGATTAAAACCACCACAGAAAAGCGCGCGGACGGGCGCATTTTTGCCGGAAGCGATCCGGTATATACCGCAACAGGTACCAGTGGTATCAGTGTTGCCACGCCTTCACTGACGCCACTGATGCTGGATGACGCCAGCGGAAAACTGGTGGCATGGGATGGTCAGAAAGCCGGAACGGCTGTGGGGGTGCTGGTACTGGCGCTGGCCGGGACCGAGCCCACACTGACGTACTACAAAAGCGGTACGTTTGCCACCGAATCGCTGGTCTGGCCGGATTCGGTGGATGCGGTGAAAAAAGCCAACGCGTTTGTGGGAAGTGCCATCAGCCACGCCTGATGGTGAAGTGATTAACTGAAAAAACGGGTCGTGATGCGGCCCGTTTGTGTTTTTAAAGGAAAGTCAATTATGGGGTTATTTACCACGCGTCAGTTGCTCGGCTACACCGAGCAGAAAGTGAAATTCCGTGCGCTGTTTCTGGAGCTGTTTTTTCGTCGTACGGTCACTTTCCATACTCAGGAAGTGATGCTGGATAAAATCACCGGAAAAACACCGGTTGCGGCATATGTGTCTCCGGTTGTGTCAGGTAAGGTACTGCGCAGTCGTGGTGGTGAAACCCGCGTGTTACGCCCCGGCTATGTTAAACCAAAACACCGGCTGGATTATCAGCAGGCGGTGGAGCGTCTTCCGGGGGAAGATCCGGCCCGTCTTAATGACCCGGCCTACCGTCGCCTGCGTATTCTGACTGACAACCTGAAACAGGAAGAGCAAGCGATTGTGCAGGTGGAAGAAATGCAGGCGGTCAGCGCTGTTCTGCAGGGTAAGTACACCATGAGCGGTGAACAGTTTGAGACGGTGGAAGTGGATTTTGGTCGTTCTGCCGCCAATAACATTACGCAGGCAGGGGGACGCGAATGGTCAAAACAGAATGCTGACACCTTTGATCCGACGCATGATCTGGATGCGTACTGCGATTTTGCTTCCGGTACCATCAATATTGCGATTATGGACGGTACTGTCTGGCGTATGCTGAACGGTTTTAAGCTGTTTCGTGAAAAACTGGATACCCGCCGTGGCTCAAAATCTGAACTGGAAACCGCGCTGAAAGATCTGGGTTCCGTGGTTTCTTTTAAAGGTTATTACGGTGATCTGGCCATCATGGTGGCGAAAACAACGTATGTTGATGAAAACGGGGATGAGCAGCGTTATCTGCCGGAAGGCACACTGATTCTTGGAAACACTCAGGTGGAGGGTGTCCGTTGTTATGGCGCAATCCAGGATAACCAGGCGCTGAGTGAAGGGATCACCTCTGCAATTCGTTATCCGAAACACTGGTTAGAGGTGGGGGACCCGGGGTGCGAATATACCATGACGCAGTCTGCGCCGTTGATGGTGTTGCCGGATCCGGACGCGTTTGTGGTAGTTCAGGTGAAATAAGGTCAGGCGGGATATTCCCGCCTTTTTCTTTATCGCACAGGAGAGATGTGATGACAAAAGAAGAAATAACAGCGCGTCTTCAGGAGCTGGCGGCAGTACTCGGGCGCGATGCCGATATTTCAGGCTCTAAAGCTGATCTTGAACAACGTCTGGCGGAGTGGGAAGAAGAATTAAGTGATGGTTCAGACGGCCTGTATAAGGATGATGAAGAACCACAACAAAAAAACGAAACACGATCCGAACGTGGGGAGAGTGAGAACCGAAATTCTGTGGATATGGTCATGGTCAAAGCTGTGGTGATGTTACATGTCAATGCACTCCACGCCACACGGGATAACCCCGTGGCATTTGTACGTCCGGGAGAAGTGTTTCGTGTATCTGCCGTGGTGGCAGCCAGCATGGCAGAAAGTGGCCTCGTGAAAATGTGTTGAATGTGGGGGAAAGGTGGCAGATTTCGATAATCCGTTTGATGCCGCCGTCGCCATGGCTGACGAGGTCATTCTTTGTCATATGGGGATTACGGCGGTAATTACGTCCGGTCAGCTTGAAGGAAAAACACTCAGGGGTGTTTTTGATGATCCTGAAAAAATTTCGTTCGTTGCCGGAGGAGTACGGTTTGAAGATTCTTCACCGTCTTTGTTTGTGAAAACAGCAGATATTACGGGACTGCGCCGTCTGGATACGCTGGAGGTTGGTGGGGATCTTTTTCGGGTGGATCGCATTACTCAGGACGACGGGGGATGCTGTTATATCCGCCTGCAACGGTGTGACAGTTCCCGGGGTGATATCAGTACGGGGCGATATTATGAAAGGTCTTGAAAACGCCATCCGTAATCTGGACATCCTTGATACCCGTATGGTGCCACAGGCCAGCGCCTGGGCAATAAATCGTGTGGCACAGAAAGCCATTTCTCAGGCTACCCGACAGGTTGCCCGCGATACCGTAGCCGGTGATAACCAGATGAAGGGGATCCCCCTGAAACTGGTCAGGGGGCGCGTCAGGATGCTGAGTGCCAGCCCTTCCGGAAAAATGTATGCCAGGATCCGCATTAACCGTGGCAACCTTCCCGCCATCAAACTGAACACAACGCGACGGCGTGCCGGTGACGGGCTGAGGGTGGGGAAATATTTTTTCCGTGGCGCGTTTATCCGGCAACTGGCGAATGGTCGCTGGCATGTTCTGAGACGTCTTCCTGAAGCGCGTTTCGCAACAGGGCGCGACCATCAGGGCAGACCGAAAAAAAATCGTCTACCTGTGGAGGTTGTGAAAATCCCGCTGGCCGGAGCGCTGACACAGGCATTTGAGGATGCCTGTGTCAGCGTCATTGATAACGAGATGCCGAAACAGCTGGGGTATGCCCTGAAACACCAACTGAGGTTATATCTGACCCGATGAACCGACACACACAAATTCGTCAGGCCGTATTGTCGCGCCTGAAAACGACGTGCGGGGAGAAGACCGTCCTGTTTGACGGCCTTCCTGCCTTTATTGATGCGCAGGAGCTGCCTGCCGTGGCGGTGTGGCTGAGTGATGCACAGTACACCGGAAAAATGACGGATGAGGATGACTGGCTGGCAGTTCTGCATGTCGCCGTCTTTATCCGCGCACAGGCACCGGATTCTGATCTGGATACGTGGATGGACAACATTATTTACCCGGCACTGGAGGATATTCCGGCGCTTTACGGCCTTATCGATACCATGATCCCACGGGGATTTAACTATCAGCGTGATAACGATATGGCAACATGGGCGATGGCGGAAATCACGTATCAAATCACATATACAAATTAAGGGGTGGGAAATGACGACACCGAATCCACTTGAAAAAATGAAAGGGGCGGGGACGACGTTCTGGATGTATACCGGCAAGGGCGACGCATTTGCGAATCCTTTGTCAGATACGGACTGGCTGCGCCTCGCGATGGTGAAGGATCTGCAGCCGGGGGAAATGACTGCAGATGCGGAAGATGACGATTATCTCGATGATGAAAATGCTGACTGGAAAACGACAACTCAGGGGCAAAAATCTGTTGGTGATACATCCGCGACGCTGGCCTGGCGTCCGGGTGACAGCGGACAGAAAAAACTGATTCAGTTGTTTGATTCCGGTGAAGTTCGTGCATTCCGCATTAAATACCCTAACGGTACCGTTGATGTGTTCCGCGGCTGGCTGAGTTCGCTGGGTAAAACCATTACGTCAAAAGATGTGATGACCCGTACGGTTAAAATCAGCGGTGTGGGGCGTCCGTATCTGGCTGAGGAGGGGACTGAAATTGTGGGGGTGACCGGGCTGACAGTAATGCCGGTTTCCGCCAGTGTCAGAGTGGGGGCAACGACGACGCTGACATTCAGCACAGTACCGGAAGATGCTTCTGATAAAACGGTGAGCGTGGCGTCATCATCTCCTGATATCGCCACGGTTACGCTGAGTGGCATGGTGGCCACGGTGAAAGGTGTGAAAGCGGGCAGCACCTCGATTGTGGGGATGACTGCGGGTGGTGCGCAGGTTGCTGTGGCCGGTATTACCGTTAATGGTGATTAACCTGGCAGTCTGTTTTTTACCCCGGTATGCCGGGGTTTTTTGTTTACGGAGGGGACATGTTTCTGAAACAGGACACATTTAACTACGGTAATCAGTCTGTGGTACTGACAGAATTATCCGGACTTCAGCGGGTGGAGTATCTGGCGTTTGTCCAGAAACGGACAGCTGAGTTTGACGCCCTGGATGATGCCATGCCGGTGGCGGATCGTCAGATTGAATTTCTGCGTATGGGGATGGATATCAATGCCTGGCTGGTTTCCCGGTCAATGTGGAATACGGACCCGTCACAGGATGTGGATGCGCTGAATGAGGATGTAAAAAACACCTGGTCTTATGACGCGCTTGGCGACG